TATTAGTATGTTTGTTACCTTTCTCTGCATTTGCAGAAGAAGAGAAAAAAAGTTTTTTTGGTGCTGACCTAGATGTTTCAATCGGAGTTTCTTCCGATTACATCTTTCGTGGGTATAACCAAAATGGAGGACACCTCGCAGTTAGTGGAGGTGCAGAAGCATCAGGTCGAGTTGGTGTTGTTGAAGTCTTTGGAGGAGCCTGGGCTTCTCAGGTAGACTATGATGATGACACAACTTATGAATATGACTTGTATGGTGGTGGAAGTATTGCCATCACAGACAATATATACATTGAAGGTATCTTTACTCGATATGCATTTGACGGAACAGTTCTATCAGATGTTGATGAAGTTGAAGGCACATTAAGTGTGTATGGACTTTATGGAAACTATGCTGTAAATATTAATAACACAGATGAAGATTTCTACAAGTTTGGATACAAGTTAGACATTGATCTTGGTGCAATTGACTTACTTGAAGATGTTACACTTGGAATTGAATACGGAAAGTCATGGAACGCAGAAGAGTATCAAGCAGTTACTCTTGAAAAACAAGTCGGCAACTTTATTGTCGGTGGTAATATCGGAACAAAAGCTCAAGCTATTAATATAACATATGAATTTTAATTGAGGAGATTTGAAGATGATTGGTGTTGGAGATTTATTTCCAGAATTTATTGGTAATGGTGTGAACGGTAAGAATGAAATGGTTGAGGTCAATGACCTTAATGATGGCTGGACTGTCTATTACTTTTATCCTAAAGATTTTACTTTTATTTGTCCTACAGAAATAATGGAGATGGATAGGCTCGTTGATGAGGGAGTCAATGTCTTTGGTTTTAGTGGAGACAATGAGTTTTGTAAATTAAATTGGAAACAGAATAATGACCTTATCAAAAATATTCGACATACTCTGGTTGCAGATTGTGGGCTTAAACTTTCTTCTGATCTTGGAGTTGTTGACGCAAACGAAGGTGTCTGTCTAAGGGCAACATTTATCGTTGACCCAGAAAATGTCATTCAATCCATAACAGTCAATGCTCTCGATACAGGAAGAAATGTAGATGAGACAATTCGTACTCTCAAAGCACTTCAAGCAGGAGGTCTTACAGGGTGTGGTTGGACAGAAGGTGAGGATTTCGTAGCATAGTGAACTGTATATAATTCTTTATTATAAATAGGAGAAACAAGATACATAATAAAGGGTTCGTTCATGGCTGTTCCGACTACAAGAGAATCATTTAAAACTTACTGTCTAAGACGACTTGGTGAGCCAGTTGTAGATGTTAATGTAGATGATGACCAAGTAGAAGATAGAATTGATGATGCACTTGCATTTTATCGAGACTATCACTATGATGGTACAGAACGTGTCCTAATTCAACATCAAGTTACGGCTACAGACAAAACAAACAAGTACATCTCAACAAATGATAATATTATCGGTCTTGTTAATGTACTTTCAATTCACGATACAAACAGTTCATCTTCATTGTTTTCTGCTCGATATCAGATACATTTGAATGAACTGTTTGATATGTCTCATACATCTCTTATTCCATACTATACTGCAATTCGTCATGTTGAAACTCTCAATGAGATTTTGACAGGCCATCCTATTATTCGGTGGAATCGTCATGTTGATAGATTGCACATTGATTTTGACTTTGATACAGTTGCAGAAGGTGAATATATTGTCATAGATTGCTATCGTCAAATTGATGAAGATACATATTCAAGTATATGGAAAGATAGATGGTTACAAAGATATGCAACTGCAATGATAAAACAACAATGGGGTTCTAATCTTACCAAGTTTGAAGGGGTTCAATTGCCTGGCGGTTTAACTTTTAATGGTGCAAAGATTTATGATGATGCATCAGCAGAGTTACAAAAACTTGAAGAAGAAATGAATAGTGGATATAGTCTACCTGTTGCAGATATGACAGGTTAGTAATGTGGCTACAAACAAGTACTTTCAAAATTTCAGTTATGGTAGAGAACAAGACCTCGTAGAAGATTTAGTTATTGAATCTATCAAGATACATGGTATTGAGTGTCGTTATCTTCCTCGCACAATCGTCAAAAATGATAATCTCTATGGAGAGGATATTCTCTCTACTTTTGATTCTTCAGCTGAACTTGAAATGTATGTCAAGAATGTTGAAGGGTTTGAAGGAGAAGGAGACTTTCTTTCAAAGTTTAATCTTGAAATACGAGATGAACTTACTCTTACTGTTGCAAAGAAAAGATTTGAGCAAATCAAAACAGAGAAGATTACGACAGAAGTAGGATATAACCTTCTTCAAGAAAGTGCAAACACAACAGCTGCAAGTCGTCAATACATATCAAGTGGAACTGCAAATACTGACTCACTTATTCTTGAAGGATATGATGATTATACAATTAGTAGTGAAAGACCAATGGAAGGTGATCTTATCTTCTTTCCATTGAATAGTAAATTGTTTGAAATCAAACACGTTGAACACGAAGCACTTTTCTATCAGACAGGTCGTTTACAAACGTATGACCTCAAGTGTGAACTCTTTAAATATAGTGATGAAAGACTTGATACAGGTAATACAGAAATTGATACAATTGAAACAACCTTCTCAAGAGATTCTCTACTTTATCAAGTTCAACTTGAAGATGGAGATAATATGCTCTATGAAGATGGTGATTCAGTTATACAAGAGTTTAGACTTGAAGCAACTGATGCAGCTTCTAACAATGAGTTCTTTACTGCACAGGCAGATAGTATCATAGATTTCTCAGAAGTTAATCCGTTTAGTGAAGTGGATAGGTATTAATGTTTGGAGCTCAATACTATAATCAAATAGTTCGTAAATATATTATTGGATTTGGAAACCTTTTCAATGATATTGTTGTTCAGAGACTTAATTCCGCAGGAGTTCGAGTTCAGTCGATTGCAGTTCCGATTGCATACGGCCCAAAAGAAAAGTTTATTGTTCGTCTTGCACAGGATTCAAATCTTGAAAAAGAAGTTATGGTTCAACTTCCAAGAATGGGATTTGAAATCACAGGAATGTCATATGCTGGACAGAGAAAACTTTCTTCAACAATAAAAAATGCACGATACGATACATCAGATAACAATCGTTTAAGAACACAGTTTGTTCCTGTTCCTTATGATATACAAATTCTTCTTTCTATCTTTGTTAAAAATGCAGATGATGGAACGCAGATACTTGAACAGATTGTTCCGTATTTTAGGCCAGAGTTTACGACCAATATAAAACTTGTTCCAAGTATGAATATTGTTATGGACACTCCAATTGTTCTTAACTCAGTTAATATTGAAGATACCTATGAGGGAGACTTTCTTACAAGAAGAGCTTTAATTTGGAATCTTGACTTTACCATACAGGGATATTTCTTTGGGCCTGTCTCTACTACAGGTATTATCAAAAGAACTCAAGTTGACTTTCATGCAAATAATATTGTTGGTTCTTCAAGAAACTCAAGAATTGTTGTTGTTCCAGGCCAGTTTGCAAATGGTGATGCAACATCAAATAGTTCTCTCTCTGTTCATAGAAATACAATCTCTGCAAATAGTGACTTTGGATTTGCACAAAATGTATTCTTCTTTACAGATGGATTTACCTATGACCCAAAAACAGGAAGTGATACACCATAATGTCTAAAACAAATATGGAAAATAATTTCGAAGAAATATTTGATCTTCCTGATAGTAAAGCTCTTGTCGAGATTATTAATGAAAACAATCCTCCTCCAACAGAAATGTCTGATACACTTCAAGATGACTATGACTATGCTCGTGGCAATCTTAGAAATATCATTGACAATGGAGAGAATGTTTTACAGTCACTTATAAATATTGCACAGGTAAGTGAACATCCAAGAGCATTTGAAGTTGTCAGTCAATTAATGAAAACAATGATTGATGCAAACAAAGACCTAATATCACTTCAAAAACAAGTCAAAGACATAAAAGAGGATAAGTCAAAACCACAAACTCCTCAGAATGTTACAAATGCAATGTTTGTCGGAAACACAAAAGACCTTCAAAAAATGTTAAAAGAAATGTGAGGAAACATGAAACCAATACTAAATCTAGTCGTTGCACTTTTTGCCTTTTCGGTTGCTTTTGCAATGACATCAACTCAAAGTGTTTATGCTTCTCTTGAAGAAGAAAGATTATTCAAGTGGGAAGTTACAAGAGTTATTGACGGAGATACTGTTGGTATTCTTGTCGAATGGGGCCCTCTTGAACTTAGAAAATTAAGTGTTCGTATTCGTGGTATTGACACACCAGAAAAAGGATATCGTGCAAAGTGCGATTATGAAAAAGAGCAGGGAAAAATTGCAACTGAGTTTATGCTTGATATCGTGGACTCAGGAGAGCCTATTCTTTTTGGAAATCCTCAATGGGGAAAATATGGAGGAAGAATTATTGCAGATATGTATGTAGGAAATGCAAATTATTCTAACCTTATTATGGAAGCAGGATTAGCTAAGTTGTATGATGGAGGAAAGAAATCATCATTTTGTGAATAGTTTATGTCTTGAAAGGGTACAAGATACTTATACCTTAGTAAAAAATATTTGTCAAGTGTTTTTTTAGAAAAATGTCAGAAAACTACTTAAATAATAAAAATTTGAAAAATTCTAATGTTCCTGTTGAATATACAAAGGAACAGGTAGAAGAATATGTCAAATGTGCTAGAAATCCAGAACATTTTATAGAAAAGTATGTCAAGATTATCAATGTTGACAAAGGGCTCGTACCATTTCATATGTACGATTACCAGAAAAAGATGGTTGATGAGTTTCATAACAATCGATTCGTTATTTGTAAACTTCCTCGACAAGCTGGTAAATCAGTAACAGTTACAGGATATCTTCTGTGGGTCATTCTTTTCAATGACTCTCAAAGTGTTGCTATTCTTGCAAACAAAGAAAGACTTGCAATCGAACTTCTTGGAAAGGTACGGCTTGCATACGAGTATCTTCCAAAGTGGTTGCAACAGGGAATACTTGAATGGAACAAAGGAAGTATTCTTCTTGAAAATCAAAGTAAAATTGTTGCAGCTGCAACTTCATCAAGTGCAATTCGTGGTGGTTCTTACAATATAGTCTTTCTTGATGAGTTTGCATTTATTGGAGATAATATTGCAGAGGAGTTCTTTGCCTCTGTTTATCCTACAATATCTTCTGGTAAATCAACAAAGATATTTGTGGTATCGACTCCAAAGGGATTAAATCATTTCTATAAACTGTATACTGATGCTATGGAGAAAAGAAATGAGTATGTACCAATTGAGGTTCATTGGTCAGATATTCCAGGCCGAGATGCAGATTGGAAAGAGCAAACAATTGCAAATACAAGTGAGGAGCAGTTTCGTCAGGAGTTTGAGTGTGAATTTATTGGAAGTTCCAATACTCTGATAGCTCCAACTAAATTAAGAAACATACCTTTTGTCAATCCTATTTTTGATAACGGAAACATACAGGTTTATGAACAGGCAGAAAAAGGACATCAATATTGTATAGTTGTTGATGTTGCAAGAGGAAATATGGGAGACTATTCTGCTTTTGTTATTATTGATATTAGTGAGATTCCATATAAGGTTGTTGGTAAATACAAAAACAATGCAATATCACCTTTGCTTTTTCCAGAAATCATATATAATACTGCAAAGTCCTATAACGACTCCTATGTTCTTATAGAAATAAATGATATTGGAGGTCAAGTTGCAGATATTCTTCATCACGACCTCGAATACGATAACCTTCTTATGTCAAGTATCAAGGGTAGAGCTGGACAAAGAATAGGAGGTGGATTTGGTGCAAATGTTGTAAAGGGAGTTCGAACAACAAAACAGGTCAAAAGTATCGGTTGTTCAAATCTCAAGGATATGATTGAAACTGACAAACTAATTGTCAATGATTTCGACATACTCACAGAGCTTTCAAACTTTGTATCAAAAAGAAATTCCTTTGAAGCAGACGGAGGAAATGACGACCTTGTGATGTGCCTTGTTTTATTCTGTTGGCTTGCAAAACAAGAATACTTTAAAGATTTGACAAATACTGATTTTCGAACTCAGTTTCTTCAAGAAAAAAACCAATTTATTGAGGATAATGTGCTTCCTTTTGGTTTTATAGATGATGGAGTAGAACCTGATGTACAAATATCAAAAGATGACTCAGATTGGTTAAAGTTGTAATATTATAAATAATAAAAATTAAATAAATATTGTCTTTTTTATTAAGGAGAAATAACAGATGGCCCTACAAGTATCGCCAGGCGTTAACGTAAGTGAGATTGATCTTACAACTGTTGTGCCTACAGTTTCCACCACAACAGGTGGAATTGCTGGACATTTCAGATGGGGCCCGATTTTTCAGCCTATTTTAATTTCAGATGAAAATCAATTAGTTCAAACTTTTCAAACTCCAAGTACGAACACTTATATAGATTTTTTCACCTCTGCAAATTTTTTAAACTATGGAAATCAACTTTTTGTTGTTGGAGTAAAAGATACAACTGATTCAACTGGCGCACAAAATGCCACATCAAATACAAACTCTAAGTATACTCTTATTAAAAATGATGACGATTATGATGCTAACTATTCTAATGGATTGTCGGCAAGAGGAACATTTGCAGCCAAATATCCTGGCGCATTAGGAAACTCTTTAAAAGTCTCAACTTGCTCAGGTGCAAATGCATTTGAATCAACTGTTACTGCAAACGTCACCGTAACATCAAACAGTACTACTGTTACTTTTGTATCTGGTTCAACTGCACAAGTACAGGTTGGAGATGTTTTATTACTTGGTGTAGACAACGAAGAAAGAAAAGTTGCTACTATTACAAATACATCACAGATTATACTTTCAAGTGCATATGAAGGTAATACTTCTAGTGGATTTGGTTCTGCAGCCAGTCATAGAAGTCAAGCCTCACAAAATCCAACAAGACGTTGGGAATATGCAACTTTCTTCAAGAAGGCTCCAGGCACAAGTAACTATGCTAACACAAGAGGTGGTAGTAATGACGAACTCCATATCGTTCTTTTAGATGAAGATGGAGAAATTACAGGTTCATCTGGACAGATACTTGAAACATACGAAGGTCTTTCAGCTGGTGCTGATGCAAAAGGTGATGATGGAAGAACAATCTACTATAAAGATGCCATCAACAATAGGTCACAATGGATTCGTTGGTTACGTCACATAGAGGGAACATCAAACTTTGGTTCAGATGTTGCTGGAACAACTTTTGGAAATCCAGGCTCACTCCCTGTTACTAAAAGTTTCACACAAGGTCGTGACGGCCCAACTCCTGCAGCTTCATTCTACAATACAGGATTTAATGAGTTTAACGATAAGTCAAAGACAGATGTATCATTGTTACTTGGTGCTGGTGCAAATCAGGCAAGAGCATTACATCTTATAAACAATATTGCTGAAGTTAGAAAAGACTGTGTAGTTTGTTTAACTCCACCAGAGTCAATGGTGGTTGGTAATGATGCAACTGTTTCAAAAACAATGGATGCAATTATTGCCTTTAGAAACACACTTCCATCAACTTCTTATGCAATTATGGATAGTGCATATAAACTTCAATACGATAGGTATAACGACAAAAATCGTTATATACCTTTAAATGGAGATACGGCTGGACTTATTGTAAGAGCAGATATTACCAGAGATGCTTGGTATTCTCCCGCTGGATTTAATCGTGGTCAGATTAAAAATGTTATAAAACTTTCTTACAATCCTGTTAAAGCACAAAGAGATCAACTTTACAAAAAAGGTGTCAACCCTGTTGTTACATTCCCAGGCCAAGGCACAGTTCTCTTTGGAGATAAAACACTATTAACACAACCAAGTGCATTTGATAGAATTAATGTAAGAAGATTGTTTATCGTATTAGAGAAAGCAATCGAACTTGCAGCCAACTTTACATTGTTCGAATTTAATGACGAATTTACACGTTCACAATTCAAAAACCTTATAGAACCTTTCCTAAGAGATGTTCAAGGTCGAAGAGGAATTACCGACTTCACAGTTGTTTGTGATGGTTCGAATAATACAGGAGAAGTTATTGACCGAAATGAGTTTGTCGGAGATATATACGTCAAACCAAATCGTTCAATCAACTACATTCAGTTGAACTTTGTTGCAGTCAGAACAGGAGTTGAATTTACCGAAGTAGTAGGCAAATTTGGTTAATAAATACTTTTTAGGAGAACACACTAATGGCTTTTAATGTAAACGAGTTTGCTGGTGCTTTAGTCGGAGGCGGTGCAAGAAATTCACTTTTCAAAGTGGATATACAAAATCCGATAAACGGAGCTAATGATATACAAGTACCACTTCTTTGTAGGGCTGCACAAATTCCTGCTTCAACTCTGACTCCTATTGAAGTTCCTTACTTTGGTAGAAGAATAAAGATTGCTGGAAACAGAACTTTTGCTGAGTGGACAGTTACAATACTCAATGATGAAGATTTTGGTCTACGAAATGCAATGGAACAATGGACAAACAGTATCAATAGTTTTCAAGGAAACCTCAGAACAACAGGTGGTGCATCTCCAACACTTTATAAATCTTCAGCACAAGTAACTCACTATGGTAAAGATGGTCAAGAACTTAGAATTTATAATTTCATAGGACTTTTCCCCACAGAAGTTGGTGCTATTGATCTTTCATGGGATGGTGGTGACGCCATTGAAGAGTTTACTTGTACATTCCAATACGATTATTGGGAAGTTTCTGGTGGTCAAACAGGTAATGCTGGAGGAGCTTAATCCAAAAGTTCGATTTATACTATTGACATTGAAACTGTTCTAATATATAATGCTATAAGGTAGGAAAAATGGAATTATTTGGATTTCAAATCAATCGAAACAAGGCTGAACAAGAGGAAAAAGACCTAACTCCGTCTTTTATTGCTCCACAGACATCTGATGGTGCAGTAGAATTATCAGGTGGTAGTCATACAGGTACATATCTTGATTTAGAAGGTAAGGCAAAGACTGAAAGTGAGCTTGTTACCAAGTATCGCATCATGTCAATTCAACCTGAGGCAGATATTGCTGTTCAAGACATTATCAATGAGGCAATTGTCTTAGATGATGATGAAACTCCTGTATCTATTGAACTTGACCGAGTTGAAGCTCCAGAAACAATCAAAAAGAAAATACGAGAAGAGTTTGACCACATATTAAGTCTTATCGACTTTAGTAATGATGCGTATGAAATCTTCAAAAGATGGTATGTAGATGGTCGTATCTATTATCATATACTCATTAATAAAAAGAAAACAAATCTTGGAATACAAGAATTAAGATATATTGACCCACGCAAAATTCGTAAGATGAGAGAACCGATTAAATCGACTGACAATAAAACAGGTGTCGAGATTATAAAAGGTTACAATGAATTTTATATGTTCAATAATACAGGTCTTAGTGACAAGACTACAGGTGGAATCAAAATAGCACCTGATAGTGTTATCTATTGTCACTCTGGAATACTTGATGAGAACAATAATATGGTTCTGTCTCATTTACACAAATCAATTAAACCTCTCAATCAGCTCAGAATGATGGAAGATGCAGTTGTTATCTATCGTCTTGCAAGAGCTCCAGAGAGAAGAGTTTTTTACATAGACGTAGGAAATTTACCAAAGATAAAAGCGGAGCAACATTTACGAGACATGATGACTCGTAATAAAAACAAAGTTGTCTATGATGCGGCCACAGGTGAAGTACGAGATGACCGCAAGTTTATGACAATGTTAGAGGACTTTTGGCTCCCTAGACGAGAAGGTGGGCGAGGCACAGAAATTACAACGCTTCCAGGCGGACAAAACCTCGGCGAGATGGAGGATGTAGAGTATTTTCGTAAACGATTATATAAATCATTAAATGTTCCTGTATCTCGATTAGAGGCTGAAAATCAATTCAATCTTGGTCGTTCCACCGAAGTTACAAGAGATGAGGTCAAGTTCTCAAAGTTTGTTAAGAGACTACGTTCTCGTTTCTCAGAAATGTTTGACCAGATGCTTGAAATACATCTTGCACTTAAAGGTGTTATAAGAAGAAGTGAGTTTCAAGAACTTAAACAAAAAATTACATACAAGTTTGCTGACGACAATCATTTCACAGAATTAAAAGAGTCTGAGATATTAAGAGAAAGACTTGGACTTTTACAAGAAGTAGATCAGTTTGTTGGAAAATATTTTTCAGAGAATTTTGTTCGTAAAAACATTTTAAGAATGAATGAAGATGATATTAAACAGCAAGAAGAAGAAATTGCAGATGAAGAAAAATCTGGTGCATATGATGATGAAGAAGGAGAACAAGAGGAAGTCGAACCAGAAGCTCCAACTGCAAATACAAATGTAAAAAAAGATGATGAAGAAGATAAAGAAGAAAAACCTGTTGTTATCAAAGAAAAAGAAATAAGTGAAGAAGAAAAGAAACTTGTCGAAAGTATGACAAATCTTATGGAGGCAGTTGCAAACTCGGAATCGTCAACAGCAGATGGGGAATGATTTATTATGAAACTAAACATGAACAATGCAAAACATATATCTGCTCTAATAAGAACTATAAGTAACAAAAAGATTCAGATACAAGAGACAGAGAAAAGAGATAAAACAAGAAAATCTGGATATGTTCAACATCTGAAACAGTTAAAGGGCAATAAGATTAAGGGCGACCCTCTTGACCCTTATATGCTTGTCTATAAAGCAAATCGTGCAAAACAAATCATAAGAGTATTACAATCTAACGTGGAGAAATCTCGTTTGGATATCTTGGCATGACTCAAGAAGTTGTAAATGCTAAGATACTCTCTACTCTTGTCGGACTTCTCAAAAAACAACGTATAGAGCTTTCAAAAGAGTTAAAAGAAGAAACAGTCAATCTTTTTGAGTCTCTTGATATTCCTCCTCCAATAAAAGGTGAAAAAGGAGATAGAGGAGATCAGGGCCCTCAAGGTCTACAAGGAGACAAGGGTGAAAAAGGAGACTCTGTTTCTGCATCAGAACTTGCAGAGCAACTTCGCACATTAAAAGGAGACAAGGGTGATACAGGTGATATCGGGCCTCAGGGCGAGAAGGGAGACACAGGCGACAAAGGTGACAAG